TAAATATGTTGAAGAATGAAGTTTCTGAGATCAAATCTTTACTTAGAGAGTTAATTAAAAATGCCAGCAATTCAAGTAGCTAGAACTGATACCTTTGAAAGTCAAAGGCAGAAAATTAATGATATCAGTAATCAAATTTTTAATATCTCTCAAGGCGGAAGTGATTTATCTACTGGTATTTTAAAACTTGGTGATGGCACAAAAGCATTGCCATCACTATCTTTTACCAATGATCCAGACACAGGATTCTACAGAGCAGAATCAAAAACAATTGGTGTAATTTCAAACACTAAACTCTTAACTACGTTTAGTAATCAAGATACTAAATTTTTTAATGATGTAAATTTTGTTAAAAATGAAATATCTTCTGGATTTATCAATATCAATGATGGTGGTCAAAACTATGATGCAGGACTTTTCAACGATGTTCCTGTTATTGGTGGATCTGGTATTGGTGGTACACTCAATATTACAGTTGAATCATTTACAGGAACACTTACTTCCGTTGGTGTAGATTATACAGCAGGATCTTACTCTAGTGTTTTTGTAACTGGAGGAAATGGAACTGATGCTCAATGTGGTTTTCAAGTTATTGGTATTACAGGAGAAACTACGAACAAAGGTTCTTCATATTCTGATGGTCTTTATAATGATGTTCCATTTATTGGTGGATCTGGAACTGGAGCAACATTTTCTTGTTCAGTAAATGGCGGTGAAGTAGAAGGAGTTAACATCACGGATGATGGTGTTGGATATAGAAATGGTGATGTTATTAGTGCTGCAGCTGCAGATCTTGGAGGATCTGGTGGAGGATTTCAATTCACTATTAGTAGTGATGTTGGTCAAATAGATCCAGCTACTTTCCAGTTTACTGACAAAGGAACTGGTTATCAAGTTGGAGATGTTTTAACACTTCCAACTGCTGTAACTGGAGTATCAACTACTTTAAGTGATGCTAGTGCTGATGTTACAGTAACTCAAGCACAAGCAGACGCTATTAGAACTGGGTTTGTCGTAACACAAACTGGTGGATCTGGTGTTCTTGTAGGTAGTGGTGGTCCTGGTGGTGGTCTCGGTCAAAATCCAACTGTATTCGCAATTAATGGAACAACAGTTACGTTGTCTGCTAATCCCGATACTTCTGGATCTGCTACTTTAGATTTTACACCACCATATGGAACACCAACAACACCATTTGCGTTTACTATTGACAAAGTTGGATCAGTAGAAGTTGTATCTGTAAGTTCTGGTGGTAGTGGTTATGCTTCTGGTGATACTCTTTCTGTATCTCCATTTAATTTAGTTTCACCAATTGAATATACAGTAAGTGTAAGTCCAGTGGATGTAATTACATTTACTGGATCAATTCCATCTTCTTTTGTATCAGTAGGCGATCAGGTTTATATTCCTGGCGGAGGAATTCAAACAACTCAGGTTACAACACAAACAACTATTGCTAGTGCATCAAATGCTTCGTATACTAATTTATCTGCAACTGGTGGAACTGGATCTGGAGCAGTATTCTCAATAGACAGAGGAATTAGTGGAGACATTTCTACTGTAAATGTTACTTCTGCTGGTGGTGGATACACACAAGGTGATGTTCTTACGATTGCTGGTGCAGATGTTGGTGGAACAACTCCAACAGATAACGTTGTATTTGAGGCACAATCTGTTAGTCCAGATGGAACTGCTGTAGAAGTTTATGAAGTTGTAACTTCTGGTGGAAATATTACTTTATTAGTTTGTGCTTCTGGCGGTAATTTTACTGATCAAGATTCTGTTGCAAAAGTTGGAGTTCCTGGAACATTAGCTCCAATTGACACTCTTAATGGTATTAATAAATTTTTCCTTGATACTGGATCTGGACCAACATATCATCCAGCTTTAACATTATATGCTGGTAACACATACCGATTTAATAATGGTAATGCTTCTCACCCATTTAGATTTTCAGAATTTAGAGATGGTATTCATAGTCCAAGTGTTGTTACTGGGTTAACAACTACACTAGATGCTACTAGCACTACAGTAACCCTTACAAGCACAACTGGAATTCTTCAAGGAATGAAAGTTGATTCAACTGGTGGTGGTGGTAGCGGAGGTACTGTTGATTCAGACACTTTTGTAGCATCAGTTGTAGATGCGACAACTATTACCTTAACAAAAGTTCCTAGTACATCAGGATCTGCAACTTTAGATTTTACTGGATATGCTTACACAGAGGGTGTTCAATATGAATCATCATATACGCAAATTTTAGTTACAGAAACTACACCAACTCTCTATTATTATTGTGCAGTACATCCTGATATGGGTGGCAGTGAAAATAATGAACCACAAGTAACTATTGATCCAAATAATCCAAAAACTTTTGGATCTGGTTTTAGTATTACTCTAACAGATGTCTTATCAACAACCGCAGCTGCCATTGACATCAGTGAAAGAAAAATTGTAACAAATGAAATTGATGTTGTTACTGGAGAAATTGATACATTAACTGTTCCAACACAATTAAATGCTAACCAAATTGTTGGATCAGTAGCTGCATTGAATACAATTAATTCAAATGCTGCATTTGCTATTAATGCAACTGGATATAATACTACTATAAATTCTGATAATTTAAAAGTAGGAACTTTATTCAACGTTGAATCATCCTCGGGAGATGTTCAAACATCTGGTAATTTAAAAACATTAGCAACGTTAAATGTTAATGATAAAATTACTGTAACAAATAATACAATTACATCTACTGCAGGAAATAACCTAGTTCTGCAACCAGCTTCTGGAAGAATCGCAAAAGTAGATGCTTTATCTGCATTAGTTATTCCTGTTGGTGATACTGCAGGCAGACCTGGATCTGGTATTGTTGAAAATGGAGCAATTAGATTCAACACAGATAACGCTCAGTATGAGGGATATAGTGCAGCAACTGGTTCTTGGTCTTCTCTTGGTGGTGTAAGAGACATTGATGGCAATACTTATATTCTAGCAGAACTTACTGCTGGCGCTAATGATAATACACTTTGGTTTTATAACGATAGTCAAAATACACTAAAGTTGACAGGAACTCAGTTAGAGTTTGTTACAACTAAAACTATTTCTTCTCCTAAGTTAGGTCTTCCAAATTACTCAGTATTTACACAAAATACTCCAGTTGTAATTGGATCTTACATTAAGTATAGAAATAATCTATATGAAGTCACAAGTGCTGGTACAACTGGTGGTCAAGGAACAGAACCAGTTCATACATCAGGTGCTGCTAATAGTGGTACTGCACAACTTACCTTCTCTCAAACAGCTGTTTCTGAATTAATATTCAATGAGGTAGATGAAGTAAGAGTAGGACCTAATAAAGATTGTCCTTTGATTATTGGTCAAGAACTAAAGTTACATGACAACAGAATTTCAACAACAGTCCAAGATTTAATTATTGAACCCAATGCAGGCAAGCAAGTAATTGTAAACTCAGTAACTCATTTAAGAATTCCTGCTGGTAATGATAATGAGAAATCTGTAGCACCTGCAGGTCCAGGATCTATTAGATTCAATACCACAATCCAACAATTTGAAGGATATAGTGGAACAAACTGGTCTTCTCTTGGTGGTGTAAGAGACGTTGATGGAAACACATACATCATTCCAGAGACTGCTCCTGCAGCAAATGAAAATATTCTATACTTCTATAATAATAACGTCAATACAATTCAGTTAACTGAAACAGTATTAGATTTTACTAACATTGACACTATTACAACTAGTGGTGGAACAAGTCTTGCTCTAGATACACAAACTTTAACACTAAACAGTAATGCAACTACTATTGATAATAGTGCTTCTACTAGAACTTTTATTAGTACCACAAAACAATATCTTGATTTAGGTCTTTCAAGTGGATTAAATACAGACCCTGTTCTTAGACTGGACGATCAAGGTGATGTTTATTTAAACACAACATTTGGATCGGGAACGTTTAATGGTGTTAAGGTTCTTGATGGAGAGTTAAAAGAATTTGAACTAGCTGATTTTAAAATTAAGACAGCAACAGTCGCATTGATTAAGGGTGGTCTAGAACAATCTAGCGTTGTATTATACAACAGTGGAACATCCAAGGGATGTAAAGTCTCCGTTGTATCAAAATCTAGTTCTGGAAAGAGATCATTCAGTGAGTATTCAGTTATAGATAATGGTACTGATATTTTCCATAATGAATATGGATCTTTGAATACTTCTGGAAATGATCAATTTACAGCAGCATTTGATTTTACTGCTTCTACAGAACCCAGAATTACTGTGACTTTGACAAATGATCATGCTGTCTCTGATGTTGTTAACATAACCGTACTAGTTCAGGAAATCAAGTAATGGCAACCAATTTAAATCAATTTGATTCTTTAGGTGGATTCTCTGTAGGAGAAACAATTCATATTGATGAAGGACATAATGCTATGTCTCTCAATACAATTGAGATGAAGAATTTATTTTATGGAGATAGTAAAACAACCAATTATATTTTAAGAGGACTTAATACAGCAACATTACAATTGGATAATGTTGGAACTCAAATTACAATTGAAAGTAATACTGTTAATTTTATAACAGGACATTTCCTTGGTGTTAATCCTTCTGGTACGGTATTTACTGGAAAAATTGAAAGTGCTGTTTATTGTAGTCCTGCTGGAGCAACTCAAGTTTTATCAAGTATGCTTACCATCATCAAAGATGACATTCCAACAGCAGAATCATGGACTATTGAACCAACCACAGCAACAAATCGTTTTAGTTATTCCACTATCAGAACTGGTACAGTTCAGACAATTAAGTGGGCAGTTTCAACCGAAGTTATTAGTATAGCTTGGACTTGATGCTAAATATAAGATAGGAAAAAAGTCAAGGATACGCGAGCGCCATGAGTTTTCATATTAATTCCGATAAAGAAAAAATTAGGGGCGTAAACCCTAAACTTATCGGTGATAATGAGACTACTATTAGAGTTGGTTCGGGAGCGAATGAACGAGAAGTCTTTAGAGCTGAACTAGACGCTCAAAGTGGATTGCCTCGTATTGGTATTAACAGAACTGGACAAAGAGTTAACAACATTGATGTTACCGCTGGGGGTGGTGGTTATACCCAAGCGCCAACTGTTGTTATTGATGCACCACCAGCTGGTGGTACACAGGCATTAGCGTCAGCGTTTATCTTTAATGGTGCAGTTGTTTCTGTTGCGGTTAACGATCCTGGTAATGGATATACAACTGCTCCAAACGTTTCATTTACTGGTGGCAATGGTGCTGGTGCTGCTGCAACTGCTGTTCTTGATACTGTTGACTTTGAACTTGATATCAATGGTGCTATTAGAACTTCTACATCTATCATTTCTGATACTGCAAGAATTCTAAACCTTGATATTGAAAATTTTGTTACTCCAGACTTAAACTTAAGGGCACCTAACCTTAAGACATATATGAATGGCACTGGTACGCCATGGGCTGCTAATGTTATTGTACCAGAAAATTCATACAGATATTCACAAGGTAATGTATATCAGGCATTAAA